TCAGGATGTGGGCTGGGTGTCTAACAGTGCGTAAGGGTTAAAGCGGATCACCTCTTCGCCAAGCCAGTCATTGATGTGCTTCATGGCCTCCATGACGGGCATCAGCTCGTTAATTGCGTAAACCCGCGCGGCCTTCTCCACATCACCAAACGCACTTTTTTCACCCGGCATCGCCCCCATCAGTTGCGGCGGAACGCGGTGCGCAGCCAGCACATCATCACGGGATGCCGCCTTAACATTCATGAACTCATCCTTTGCGGTGATCTGCTGGAACGGCAAAATTTGCACCCCCTCTTTGCCCCCGTTGGGCGCATGAATGAGCACGTTTTTAAACGCACCACCACCACGCGCACCCTGTAGCGTTTCTTTCAGGGAGTCCATGCTTTCGCGGTTTACCTGCGCTGCACCGATGTAGATGATGCACCCGGCGTGGGATCCATTGTCGTAATACAGTTTTCTGAACATGTCCGCCGAATGAGACAGGCTGGCCGAGAGTAATGCGCCAAGATATTCCGGCATGCCGTAAATTTCCTGGTTAATGTCCGGATTCATCAGGTGGCACACTTTGCCAGGGCGAAACTGAAACGCGTCTTTGCCATCCTGCACATACCACCATGATTCAAGATCGCTTCCGCGTCGCATGTATTTCGCCAGTGCGTGCCGTAATTTAAGTGGTTCGCCGAGCATATTGCTTCGAAGCTCAAGGAATGCGTTACCGAACACAAACCAGTCCAGCGCCAGCGCCGAGAAATCCTGCCGGGAAAGCAGCGGGTGCGGGATGTAGCAACCGAGTAATACATTGCGCTTAAAGTAAAGCGCAGACTGATGCCAGGACGTTTGCCGGGCAGCTCTTGCCAGACCGTACCAGTCTACCGGGGTTTCATACCACCGCCCGTTATCAGCACAGTACATATTGTCCAGCAGGTCATGCCCGGTCAGGCGATAAGGACCATCAAATGTGAATGCACTGAGCGATGATTCTTTCCTGAGCGCATCAGCAAGATCAATGCGTGAACTCATGCGCACTTTTTTATTTTTTCTGCTCATCAGAACTCCATAACCGTGAAACGCTCGTTTTCTCCTTCGCCGCCAATTGGTTCGTTAATGACAGCAAGCATGGTTGCCCACGCAAGGTCGCCGTGGCTGATCCCCCTCGCGCGGTCCGTTTCGTAAGTGATAAAGCCGCCCGGTGTTTTCACCTTACGCACGGCGTTAAAGGCCGCGACCAGTTCGCGTTCGGCGCGATCGTATTCCCACCGCCCGGCACGCATTATTTGCAGCATTTTCAGTACCAGCGACCGTTTTGATGACAGTGTGAAGGTGTACGGAATAGCAGCAGGGAAAAACCGTTTCACTATCTGATAAACAGCCTCCCCGTTCCCGCCCGTCACATCAATACCGATGTGTTCCACGTTGTAGCGACACGTGAACTCTTCAATGACTCTGGCCTGTTCTTCAAACTCCAGCCCCTGAACGCGTCGCGTCTCCACCGTTCGAAAACGGCCACCAGGAACAGCCGGGGGAACCACCACGGACACAGCGCCGCTGTCGCCGTTGCCACTGCTGCCGTTTGCGTCATACCCAATCCATACCGGACGATTTCCCATCGGGCGGGGAGCAAAAGGTTTCCAGTCTTTCCAGTCGTCGTATCCGTCAACGCCGCAGCCAATCAGGATGTTCAGGTTAAATGCCGATTCCCCTTCGCGGACAAACTCACACATGTAGAGATTGAGGAACTCGTCTTCGGTGTTTTCATCACGGATTTCGTCAATATCGGTGTGTTTCCAGCCGTGATTAACCACATCTTCCAGCGTGACAATCTGCCGCCACGTCCGGTCAGGGCAGATAAGCCCGTTATGCAGCGTTTTCCAGTCCACAGAAAAACGCTGGCGTTTATGCGTGGCCTTTTTCTCGTTCCAGCGGTCGCCGTTCCAGTAGGCGTATGCCTCGTGCGTTTCGGTGGATGGCGTGGAGAAGTAGGTGCGCCGCAGTCCGCTGAGGGTTGCCATAGCGCCAGCCACCTTGCGCAGTTCAGCAAAGCGACTGACCCAAAAAAATTCATCAAAATAAAAATTGCCCGTATAGGACTGTGCCGACGCAGCAGAAGTGCCGAGAAAATGCAGCTCTGCGCCGTTGGAGAGGATGATTTTATCGCCCCCTTTCAGCTCCACATCAACTTCAGCCGCGGCCTTCTGAATAATGCTTTTAAACTGGAACGCCTGACGACGCGACGCAGACAAAAAAATCTGGTTACGCTGGTAAGGTTGCGCCACATCGTCACGCAGCGCCATCAGCAGTGCTTCCTGTGCAAAATACCAGGTCGCCCCAATCTGTCGGGATTTCAGGATCATCCTGTTACGTATCCCGGCTTCCCTGCAAAGGGTCAGGGAGTCAAACCAGCCCCGCTGATGCCACTCCAGCCTGCTGATGATTTTTTCCCGCAGTGCGGCAATCTGTTCCGGCGTGAAATGATTTTTGAGTTTTTTCGCCCGGCCTTTCTTTCCTGCGGCCATCACATCCGGCTGGCCATCATGCAGCTTTTTAAGCTGCCGGGTCAGCAGGTCTATTTCCTTAAAGTCACCGCCTGTTTTATTCTGTTTTTCAGTAAGCTGGATGAGACGCGCATCAATGGACTGCGTGACACGCTGCACGGGTGGCGTTTCATCCCACTGGTCGCGTTTTTTCCACGCATAAATCGTGTTCGGGTTTATTCCCATCAGACGTGATATTTCTGCGGGCGGATAACCCTGCCAGTAAAGTTGCCGCGCACGCTGGCGCACAAAAGCGTCCTGAATCATTGCTCCCCCTGAGTAATTACAGGAAGATTACCCGCGCGCGAAACTGTTCTCCTTAACCCCCTGTTCTGGCCGTTTTCTTACAACAAAAGCCCTTTGTATCAGCCTGTTACGCTTTGCCATCATGACTGAAGAACCAGTCAGAGGGGCAAAAACTATGGCTAATGAAAAAAAGACATCCCGCAAAAAGTTTCGCGTGGCTGTCTCCGGATCAACTGTTGATGGCCGCGAAATCAGCCCGGTACATCTGCGTGAAGCCGCCGAGAACTTCAACCCGGATGTTTACGCTGCCCGCGTGAACGTTGAGCACTATCTCTCGCCATATCCATCAAGCGACTTTTGCGCAATGGGCGATGTCACCGCACTGAGTACGGAAGATATTACGGAAGGCCCGCTGGCCGGACGTACTGCGCTGTATGCAGAAATCGAACCGACCGAGCGCATGAAACAGCTTGTCGCTGACGGCAAGAAAATCTATTCCAGTATCGAACTGCACCCGCAGTTCTCCGTTAACGGGCGCGCCTATCTGGTCGGGCTGGCGATGACCGACACCCCGGCAAGCCTGGGCACTGAGCGCCTGAAATTCACGGCACAGCAACGTCAGGCGGTGATGACGTTCAACAGTGTCCAGGGTGAAGCACCGCTTATCTCCGAAGCCATCGAGTCTGAAATCATCGAAATGGCAGAACAACGCCAGGAAGAAGGCACCCAGTGGTTTAACCGCGTAATGGGGATTATTGGCCGTGGCCGCAAAGCGGATGACGCCAGTTTCTCCCGCATTCAGGAAGCGGTGGAAGGCGTCGCAACGTCACAGGCCGACATTATCGACCGTTTTAATGCACTGGAAACCCGCCATCAGCAGGACAGCCAGAAAATCACGTCACTGACCACAGAGCTGGCAGCACTGAAGGAAAAACTGCGCACGCAGGACGGCGATCCGCAGAACCGGTTCACCGCAACGGGCGCAGCCTCCGACCAGCTGGCTGACTTCTGATAAGACAAAGGAGCAAATTTTTTATGAATCTGGTGATGTCAGATATTACCCGCAACAAGCTGGGTTGCTATATGGCGCAGCAGGCGTCGCTTAACAATATCCCGGTTTCCGCACTGGTATCGCGATTTACCGTGGAACCCTCGGTACAGCAGCGTTTTGAAAACGCCTCAAAGGAAAGCACCGAATTTACAAAAAGAATTAACGTGATCGGCGTGACCGACCAGAAAGGCGAAAAAATCCTCCTGGATACCACCGGGCCGATTGCGCGCACGAATACCAGTTATGACGGCACAAAACGCCGTAACCCGAATAACGTGGTTGATCTGAAAAACCGCAAATACCAGTGCGAACAGGTGAACTACGACACGTTTATTTCATATCCGCAGCTTGATGCCTGGGCGGCACACCCTGATTTTCAGTCCCGCATCAGCGCACAGATTGCCCGACAGGTGGCACTTGACCGCATCATGATCGGTTTCAACGGCACGTCTCACGCGGATGAGTCTAACTTCAGCACCAACAAGTTGCTTCAGGACGTTAACGTGGGCTGGCTGGAGCACATCAGAACCGACGCCAGCGAACGCGTTATGAATGACGTGACGCTGACCTCCCGTAACATGGACAACACCGTGGCGCACGCGGGTAAGTATGCGAACGCTGATGCACTGGTACAGGACGCGCGCTCATCCCTGCTGGATGCATGGCACAAGGAAGCTGACGACCTCGTGGTGATTATGGGGCGCAACCTGTTTAACTCGCTGCGTCTGCCCGTGCTGAACAGCATCAGCGGCCAGAATCCCAATGCGGAATTACTCGCCGGGCAGCTCATTCTGTCATCGCGCACCATTGGCGGGCTGGGCGTGTTCCTTGCGCCGTTCTTCCCGGATTCAACGATGCTGATCACCTCGTTCAACAACCTGTCGATTTACTGGCAGAAAGGTTCAATGCGTCGTCTGATGAAAGACGAACCGGAATACAACCGCATCGCCACCTACCAGTCCATCAATGACGCTTATGTCGTTGAAGACTATGGCAAGTGCGCGATGGTCACTGGCCTGAAGTTCGCCGACAGCTAATCAACTCACGGCGGGCATCATGCCCGCCTGTAACGGAGAGAAAAAATGATTACTCCTGCACAACAACACTGGCAGAACGTGATGGCACAGCGCGCAGGCCGGGCGAATGAAGGCGTGGACCACGCCGCGCGTACCGCGCATGAAGAGGTGCTGTATCGTCTGCGTCTGGCACAGGCCCGGCTTAAGGGCGTACAGGCCAGAAGCGCGAAAGCCGCCATCAAAAAAGAGTTGTTGCCGGATTTTTCCGGCTGGATTGAGGGAACGCTGGAGGCTGACGGCGGGCAGCAGGATGAAGTGATTGCCACGCTGATGGTGTGGGCGATTGACTGCGGCGATCTTCCGCTTGCGTTGCGTATTGGTGCGTATGTGGTCCGTCATAACCTCATCATGCCGGATAACTTTGGCCGTACTGCTGCCACGGTACTGACCGAAGAAATCTGCAACCCGGTACTGACGCAGGCCGGGACGGATGCTGACGCGGATTTGTCCGCCTTTATCGAACCACTGGACACCCTCCGGGAGATTGTCACAGACCAGGACATGCCGGACGAAGTGCGCGCCAAATTATGCAAGGCGTGCGCCTTTGCCCGTCGTGGTCTGACCGATGCAGACAACATGGCCTTATCACTGAAGCTGCTGCGCGAAGCGATGCACCTGAACCCGAACGCAGGTGTGAAACGCGAGATTGCAACCCTTTCCCGCGCCCTGAAAAAAGCCGATTCCGCAGCCGAACCAGAAGACGCCAGCGCACAGCAGGCGCAGGACGAAAGCAGCAAAAGTAAAAAGACAACGCGGAAGCCTGCAACACGAAAAACCACCGCGACGCAGAAGGCGAAGCGCGGTTAACGACTGACCCCGTCAGCGGGCGGCGTGCGCGGTGTTCCGGTTTGACTCCGTGACCGTTTACACCGCGCACCCACCGCCCGATTTTTTTCAGGAGTGAACCCCATGAGTATGGTTGCCAGAACTGAACCCAGACCCGCAGAGGACGACATCACCGATACCGATGATGGAGATACCCGCATTTCAGCGGGTGCATTCTGGCCGGATATTGTGTTGCGCGAGCTGCGTCTGGCGGTACGACTGCCGGGGCGCGTGACCACCTCCCGCCTGCTGCATACCGCCACCGGGGCCGTGGCACACGTTACCCGCGAGCTGGAAGCGTGGCAGCAGGAACAGCAGGCGGCTGGCCATCAGACGCTGGCCGATGTTCCGGCACCCGTAATTAACGGAGAAAGCGTCAATCTCTGGCACTGGCGCAATGCCGTTTATACCGCCACACGCGCCCTGATTCTGGAGCGTTACCGTGATGCGGACACAACGGATAAGGGCGACCGCCGGGCGGACGCACTGGATATACAGACATCGGATTTGTGGCGCGATGTGAGCTGGGCCATCTCTGACATTCTGCGCCGCCCGCGAATCTTTGCGGAGCTGTGCTGATGAAAGTGAAGGCACTGGAAGGCGACACCGTGGATTCGCTCTGTTTCCGGTACTACGGCACGACGCAGGGCGTCACCGAAAAGGTGCTGGATGCCAACCCCGGACTCTGTCAGCAGGTATTTCTGGACGCCGGGCAGGAAGTGGAGATGCCGGAGCCGGAGAAGAAGAAACGAGAAATGATTCAGTTGTGGGGGGAGTAGCAGTGAGCACCATTCAAACAGGGATCACAGAGCAGGTTATTGCGTGGCTCTTTGACCACCTGCCAACGGTGTATGCAGTAGGCGCGGCAGTCAGCATTTCCGCGCTGATGAGTCTTTATGACGGACGAACACTGGTTCAGACCGTAACGGGATCGCTGGCGTGCGGCGTTCTTGCCATGGCCGTGGCCGGGTCGTTGCGCTTCTTCGGGTTTCCTGAAGATGCCGTGACGTTTATCGGCGCATCAATCGGTTTTATGGGCGCAGAGAAAGCACGCGACAAGGTTATTGCGGCCTTTAATCGCAGGGTGAAGGAGAAGGACGAATGAGCAACACATTTAAATTCAGCAGCCGGAGCGAAAAGAATTTGCAGGGCGTAAATCCTGATCTGGTGAAAGTGACCCGACGGGCACTGGAAATTTCGGAAGTGGATTTTGGTATCACCGAAGGGTTGCGCAGCCGTTACCGCCAGAAGCAACTGGTGGCCACGGGTAAGAGCCAGACCATGAACAGCCGCCACCTTACGGGGCATGCCGTGGATGTTGTGGCTTATATCGGCAACCAGGTGTCATGGGAATGGCCGCTGTACGAAAAAATCGCAGCAGCATTCAGACAGGCCAGCCGGGAACTGAATATTCCGGTGGAATGGGGCGGCGACTGGAAGACCCTGAAAGACGGACCGCATTTTCAGTTACCACACGGAGCCTATCCGGCATGAAGCTCTGGCCCACGCTTGGCGTCGCTTTCCTTCTGATTGCCGGATGGGGAACATCCATGCGTCTGTCGTGGTCGCTGGGCCGGGAGTACGCCAGAAACGAAGCGCAGGCCAGCACCCTGAAAAGTACCGCCGACACCCTGAATATCATCAGCGCCGGGGTACAGGATATGCAGCAGGTGCTGGCACAACTCCGCGTGGAAAATCAGCAACGCAATCAGGACGGAGAGGCAAGACGTGAACAGCTACGCAACGATATTGCAAAAGATGAATGCGCCCACGCTTTGCCTGACGCTCGTTTTACTGACAGGCTGCGCAGGCACGCAGAACGCGCCACTGCCAGCGCCGTCAGTCCGGCTTATACCGCAGACGCTGACCATACCGGTAACGCCTCCCCCCTTCCCTGACTCTCCCACATGGGGAAATCTCGGTATATGGGGCGACCGCCTTCTGGATGCACTGGAAACCTGTAACGCGGATAAACGGGCCATTGAATTGCTGGAACAGCGCAGGCTGCAACGACTGAACAACGAGGATAACAACCATGCTGAAAACTGATTCCCTGCGTGAAGCCATGACCCGTTCATGCCGATGGTGTCAGGCTAACCCGGAAAAATTCACCATTTTCGTGGAGAGCGGCAACATTGAAACGACCGGAGAAACGCCCTCGTTTGTTTACCGCTATCAGATGGTGATGTTTGTCATGGATTACGCCGGGGAGCTGGACGACCTCACGCTGCCGCTGCTGGCGTGGTTATCCGAAAATCAGCCACAGTTGTTGCTCAACCCTGAGCGTAATCAGGACATCAAATTCTCCGCCGTTATCAATGACGATGACAGCGCCGATCTCCTGTTTACACTCCCCCTGCGGGAACGCGTTCGCATCACGCGCAGCAGTCAGGGCACACCGCAGGCAGAGCACCTGCCGGAGCCAAAACCCCGCCTGCCATCTTCCGAAGGCGACTGGTCGCATGTATTCCAGGATGTGACGTGGGGTGAAAGCGATGGATAAGGCATTCACCCGCGTGGATGAAACCTTTGAGGCTATCCGCGACAGCCTGAATCAGCAGGCCATCAATAACATCGCCAGAAAGCTGGCACACGATTTACGTCGCGCCCAGCAGGCACGCATCCGGTCACAGAAAGCGCCGGACGGGACCGCATGGACACCACGCAGACGCCGCGTAACCCGGATACAGGAGCGCATTCGCTTTATCTGGAATAACGAAGCACGCACACTGAAAAACTGGCATCACGACACGGGGAAATACGGGCGAACCATTACCGGGTGGGATGAGGATAAAAACAATATCCGCACGTTTTACCGGGATGACATCGACCGCTTTCTGGAAATACGCACCCGGCGCATCAACCAGGACAGCACAAAGCGCGTCCCCATGTTCGTAAAACTGCGCACCGCCCGCTACCTGAAAGCCCGTGCGGATACTTCCGGTGTGACGGTGGGTTACAGCGGCGTGGCTGCACGTATTGCACGCGTTCATCAGTTCGGTGAGCGCGATCAGGTTGCGCCGGGCATTTTCACCGATTACCCGGTACGTGAGCTGTTGGGCATCAGTCAGGCAGATGAACGCCTGATTTATAACACGGTGCTGGGCCGGATTGCGGAGGCTGTACGGTGAGCGCAGAACTCATGCGACTGCTGAGCAACATCATCCGCACCGGGATCATCTCTGAAGTTGATGAGAAGTCCTGGCGCGTTCGCGTTCGCAGTGGCGAACTGGAAACAGGCTGGCTGCGCTGGAACACCACGCGCGCGGGAGCCTTCAATGTATGGTTGCCACCATCACCTGGCGAACAGGTGGTAATTGCCTGCATCGGCGGCAATCCGGAAACCGCCATGATAATCGGCAGCCTGTGGAGTGATGCCATTCCGGCCCCCGGCAAAAGCCTGAAAGAAATCGTGGTCAGCGCGCCGGATGGCGCGGTGTTCCGCTACGACGCAGACGCAGGCGCACTGAGCGCCAGCGGCATGAAAACAGCCACCCTGCAGGCATCCGTCAGTGTGACACTGGACACGCCTGTCGTGGAATGCACAAACCTTCTGAAAACAGCCGAGATTGACGTCACAAAAGGGGGAAAGATGAGCGGCAATATCACGCACAGCGGCGGCGATTTCACCTCAAACGGCATCACAGTGCATACGCATAAACACGGTGGCGTTAAAGGTGGCAGCGATTCGACAGGAGGCCCGCAGTGACAACCCGCTACACAGGAATGAACCCGGACGGAACGGGAAACCTGAACGATATGGAGCACCTGAAACAGTCAGTCAGGGACATCCTGATCACCCCGCTGGCAAGCCGGGTTATGCGACGGGAATATGGCAGCCTTGTGCCTGATTTGATTGACGAACCCATGAATAACACCACGCGTCTGCAATGCATGAGTGCTGCCGTGATTGCACTGACACGATGGGAACCCCGCATTGCCCTGGACGCTATCGACGTTGTCTGGAAGGCAGGAGGCCGCGCCGGGGTGACGCTGTCGGGCACTGTCATGCAGACCATGCAGAATGTTGAATTAACCATCACGCTGAGGGAGTAAATCATGCCTGCCGTTGACCTTTCACAGTTACCGGAACCCGCCATCATCGCGGAGCCTGACTTTGAGGCAATTCTGGCTGACACAAAGGCCATGATGATTGCGTCCTATCCCGCCGAACAGCGTGAAGCCGTTTCCGCCGCGCTGGAGCTGGAATCGGAACCCCTTAACGTTATCGCTCAAACCATGTCGTTTCGTGAAATGCTTTTACGCCAGCGGGTTAACGAGGGCGCACGCGCCTGTATGTTAAGCCACGGTTCAGGGACAAACCTGGACAACCTCGCGGGTAATATGAACACAAAGCGCCTGATTATCACTCCGGCAACGGATACCACCGACGCGGTGATGGAGAGCGACACCTCGCTGAGACTGCGGGCGCAGCGGGCGTACGACGGCCTGAGTGTTGCTGGCCCGTCAGGTGCATACGAGTATTTTGCCCGCAGCGCCAGCGGTCTGGTGCGTGATGCGCGGGCTATCAGCCCGTCTCCGGCAAATGTGACGGTTTCCATCCTGTCCACTGAGGGCGACGGCACAGCAACGGAGGCGTTGCTTAATACCGTTCGCGCCGTTCTGAATGCAGAGGATACCCGCCCGGTGGCCGACCGACTGACCGTACAGAGCGCCAGCATCGTGACATGGCGGCTGAATGCAAAACTGTACTTTTACCCCGGTCCGGAATCCGAACCTATTCTGGCCGCGGCGGAATCGTCATTCAGGAAGTGGCTGGCTGAACAGGGGCTTATCGGTCAGGACGTGGCGTTGTCCGCCATTGCTGCCGCACTTCATGTGCACGGCGTGCAACGCGTGGAGATAATCGAACCCACACAGAATATGGCCATCAGCGACATACAGGCGGCGCGCTGTGAGTCATTCACCATCAGCGAAGGTGGGCGCAATGAGTAATTCACTGTTACCGCCATCAGCCAGCAGTTTCATGCGTTGTGCCGAAGCCGTCGGAACACGCATTACAGACATCCCGGTAGACCTCAACACGCTGTGGTCACCGGACACCTGCCCGGTGCATCTGCTGCCTTATCTCGCCTGGGCATTTTCCGTTGACCGCTGGGATCGCAACTGGCCGGAAGAGACAAAGCGACAGGTTATTCGTGATGCATGGCTGATACACCGACACAAAGGGACCATCAGCGCACTGCGCCGGGCCATTGAGCCGCTGGGATACCTCATTCGTGTGTCTGAGTGGTGGGAGTTCGACGGCGAACCCGGAACATTCAAGGTTGATGTTGGCACACTGGACAGTGGTGTGACCGAGGAAATGTATCTGGAAATGGAACGGCTGATTGCCGACGCCAAACCCGCAAGTCGCCACCTTATCGGCCTGAACATTATCCAGGACATTCCCGGCTATCTGTATACAGGCGGTGTGGTCTGTGATGGTGATGTTATTACTGTTTATCCCGGATAAGTGAGAAATAATGAGCACGAAATTTAAAACCGTTATCACTACTGCCGGAGCCGCAAAGCTGGCAGCCGCCACTGTCCCCGGCGGGAAAAAAGTAACCCTGTCTGCAATGGCCGTGGGTGACGGTAATGGCAAATTGCCAGTGCCGGATGCCGGTCAGACGAAACTGGTGCATGAGGTCTGGCGTCACGCTCTGAATAAAGTCAGCGTGGATAATAAGAATAAAAACTATATCGTGGCTGAACTGGTTGTACCGCCCGAAGTGGGCGGCTTCTGGATGCGTGAGCTTGGTCTGTATGACGATGCCGGAACACTGATTGCGGTATCCAATATGGCAGAAAGCTATAAGCCAGAACTGGCTGAAGGCTCCGGACGTGCGCAGACCTGCCGCATGGTCATTATTGTCAGTAACGTGGCGTCCGTTGAGCTGAGTATTGATGCCAGCACAGTGATGGCGACGCAGGATTACGTCGATAACAAAATCGCAGAACATGAGCAGTCCCGCCGCCATCCTGACGCCACGCTGACAGAAAAAGGTTTTACTCAGTTAAGCAGTGCAACAAACAGCACCAGTGAAAGGCTGGCAGCAACGCCAAAGGCAGTAAAAGCAGCCTATGACAATGCTGAAAAACGTATGCAGAAAGACCAGAACGGTGGCGATATTCCAGATAAGGACGCTTTTCTGGGCAATGTTGGCGTTACCAGCCTGACGTTTATGAAAAACAATGGCGAAATGCCGCTTGATGCTGATCTGAATACATTTGGTCCCGTTAAGGCTTATCTGGGGATCTGGTCTAAAGCTACCTCAACTAACGCAACACTGGAGAAAAATTTCCCGGAAGATAATGCTGTCGGTGTGCTTGAGGTTTTTGCTGCCGGCAATTTTGCAGGTACGCAACGCTTCACCACGAGAGACGGCAATGTATACATACGCAGACTCGCCAATAAGTGGAATGGCTCTGATGGTCCGTGGGGCATATGGCGTCACACTCAATCAGCTACCCGCCCTTTGAGTACGACTATAGACCTGAATACGCTTGGAGCCGCCGAGCATCTTGGTTTATGGCGTAACAGTAGCTCGGCTATAGCTTCATATGAACGCAATTATCCAGAGGAAGGCGGCTTTGCTCAGGGGACGCTTGAGATCCTCGAAGGCGGGAATTATGGAAGAACGCAACGTTATACCACTCGCCGTGGAAATATGTACGTCCGCTGCCTTGCGGCAAGCTGGGATGCATCAAATCCGCAGTGGGAACCGTGGTTAAGAGTCGGTCATCAGTCAGAGAGTCGTTATTACGACGGGGATTTGAATGATGTGACTTCACCAGGTATTTACAGCGTTACAGGTAAAGCGACCAACGGTCCAATACTGGACGGAAACGGCGTGACAGTCCTCGGTATTCTGGAAGTGTTGAGGCGCTTTGATGGTGTTAACGTATGGCAGCGTTATACAACTGCCGGAACAGGTACAACCCTTAAAGGTCGCACGTTTGAACGCGTTTTTACCGGCAGCTCATGGAGCGAATGGCGGGAAGTTTACACATCTTATTCACTTCCCCTGAATCTGGGCATCGGTGGCGCAGTGGCAAAACTATCCAGTCTGGACTGGCAGACCTACGATTTTGTGCCGGGCAGTCTGATAACCGTTCGGCTGGATAATATGACCAATATTCCCGACGGTATGGACTGGGGCGTTATTGATGGCAACCTGATAAACATCGCAGTTGGTCCGAGTGATGATTCCGGTACGGGGCGCTCAATGCATGTATGGCGCAGCACTGTAAGTAAAGCGAACTACCGCTTTTTTATGGTGCGTATTTCAGGAAATCCGGGAAGCCGCACGATTACAGCAAGACGAGTACCAATCATTGACGAAGCCCAGACATGGGGCGCGAAACAGACATTCAGTGCTGGCCTTTCTGGTGAACTGTCCGGCAATGCGGCGACAGCAACAAAGCTGAAAACAGCCCGTAAAATTAATAACGTTTCGTTTGATGGAACATCAGATATTAACCTGACGCCGAAAAATATTGGTGCATTTGCTTCAGGAAAAACAGGAGACACCGTTGCGAATGATAAAGCCGTTGGATGGAACTGGAGTAGCGGAGCCTATAATGCAACTATTGGTGGGGCATCAACGTTAATTCTTCATTTTAATATCGGTGAAGGAAGTTGTCCCGCCGCCCAGCTCCGCGTTAATTATAAGAACGGCGGTATTTTTTATCGTTCTGCTCGTGACGGTTACGGATTCGAGGCTGACTGGTCTGAGTTTTATACCACAACGCGAAAACCTACAGCGGGAGATGTCGGTGCACTGTCGTTATCTGGTGGTCAATTGAATGGTGCACTGGGTATCGGAACATCCAGTGCTCTTGGCGGTAATTCGATTGTTTTGGGTGATAATGACACGGGCTTTAAACAAAATGGTGATGGTAATCTGGATGTTTATGCTAATAGCGTCCATGTTATGCGCTTTGTATCGGGAAGTATTCAAAGTAATAAAACCATAAATATTACGGGGCGTGTTAATCCCTCGGATTACGGTAACTTTGATTCCCGCTATGTGAGAGATGTCCGACTTGGCACACGTGTTGTTCAGACCATGCAAAAAGGCGTGATGTATGAGAAATCAGGCCATGTAATTACTGGGCTTGGCATTGTCGGCGAAGTTGATGGCGACGATCCGGCAGTATTCAGACCAATACAAAAGTTAATTAACGGAACGTGGTACAACGTGTCACAGGTGTAATTTATGCAGCATTTAAAAAACATTGTCGCCGGCAATCCAAAAACCGTTGAGCAATATCAGCTAACAAAAAATTTTAATGTTGCCTGGCTGTGGTCAGAAGACGGAAAAAACTGGTATGAGGAAGTGAAGAACTTTCAGCCGGACACAATAAAAATTCTTTACGACGAGAACAATATTATTGTGGCCGTAACCAGAGACGCTTCAACACTGGACCCTACAGGCTACAGCGTTGTCGAAGTTCCCGATATCACCGCCAATCGTCGCGCCGACGATTCAGGAAAGTGGCTGTTTAAGGACGGAGCTGTGGTTAAACGGATTTATACGGCAGACGAGCAGCAACAGCAGGCCGAATTACAAAAGGCCGCATTGCTTTCCGAAGCTGAATCAGTCATCCAGCAGCTGGAACGCGCTGTCAGGCTGAATATGGCGACGGATGAGGAGCGCACACGACTGGAAGCCTGGGAACGCTACAGCGTTCTGGTCAGCCGTGTGGATACGGCAAATCCCGAATGGCCACAAAAGCCTGAGTAAAAATTAAGCTCCGATATCGGGCCTTCTCTCATTCTGGTTGTTCGGGAAACGTTACTGGCAGGCCGGAGGTGTCTGTGGATTCGACTTTCTACGCGTAGAGCATCCACTCGGTTAATTTTTGTTTATTCTCGTCGGAAATGATGTCCAGCCGTAGCTGTGAGTCCCATAGGCGATATACAGGCCGAAGAAACAACCAGGCAGATCAAGGAAAAAGAAAACCGCTAATCTGACCATTAGCGGTTTTTGTGTTAAATCAGAACAGCCCTTTAACTGAACTGGCCGCGCTGTTAAGAGATGATGTCACCTTATCTTTGAAGCCGGACAGCATATCGCTGAATGATGAGGATTGCAGGCGCTCCCGCAAATCCTCATCACAGCGTTCAAGGGTCAGTGAAAATTCTATCTTTTTCGCCTTACCGTAGCGATCAAACTCGGAACGGGTCGTATTCGTTCCGGTCAGGACATACATGCCGTAAATCTGCCCGACGCCATCAATAAGAGGCCAGGGGCGTCCTGTATACGCCTGCGTGGTCAGCAGCGACAGCGACACTTCGCCACCTGTAATTTCAGGATAAAGCACACCAGAAAGAACGATGCGATCATCACCTGCACCGATATACTGCCAGCTTGCTGAACGGTTAACGCGTTCATTTTTCACATGCCGCCAGCTTTTGTTTTGCTGTAACTGCTGATGCGGCAGCGTGCGCAGCTCAAAAACAAACATGCCGTAGATCATCATCATGGCCATGACTCCTCAATCTTTATCGTAAAAACTGCCACGCCCGGCACGGGCGCGCCGTTCCATTTCTGCCCTGACCATTTCACCGACCAGTTTCGCCAGTTCGCGGGGATTCTGCGTAACAACGTTATGCAGATGAACATGAATTTCACCACCAAATCCGGAGGCAACAGGCTCCCGGTTACGGGAAGTTACAGGAACTGATGCCACTGGAGATCGTATGGCCTCCGCCACCGGGCGGGAGCTGGCCGCAACAACAGGGACCAGCGCCGGAGGCAGCGGAGCCGGGACCACGGGGGTGATATTAATTGCGGGGGCAGGCTTACTGACCTGCGCAATCTTCCGCTCCTGCCACTCCCCACGAACAGCAAGTGCGCGGGGCAGGTTCTTAAAGACAATATCGCCGGGGCCAATGCGTTTTTTCGTCTCATCAACCAGCTTACCTGTGTTATCAGCAATTTTGCTGAGTCTGCGTAGCGTGCCGGTATTGCTGTCTGTGAGCGGTTTGTTGTCTTTGGGTTTATCGCCTCCGGTGCCATTGCCATTTTCCGCAGACTTCGGCGGATTGATTTTCGCAATGTCTCCCTGAAACAGAGCAACCTTGTCCTGAAGAATGGCCGCACGCTGTGCGTCTTCGATTTTCTTTCTCGCCCTTTCCGCTTCATCCGGAAGCACACCGAGTTTTTCAAGTATCCACGCCAGCGTATCCAGCAACATTTTTGCAGGCGTCAGAACAAGCTGTAGCGCGCCACCAAGAACGTTACCGAATATCTCGCCAGCACTGGTACATTTATCCAGCGTTTCCTTGCTGGACTCCATCGGTGACAACAGCGATTTAAACCAGTTAAACACCTGGCTGATCCCGCTTCCGATTGCGTCAAAAACAGGGCCAAACCGTTCAAAGGTTTCGCGCAACGGGGTCAGCCTTTCCATAATCCCGCTGAACACCCCGGCAAAAAATGCCCTGATGGGATCCCAGTATTTCCAGATGAGAACGGCAGCTCCGGCAAGCGCAGCCACGATAAGACCGACCGGACTGAACAACGCCCCGATAGCGCCTCCCAGTAAAGAAACGGACCCCGTCACCATTCCCCATAACGCAGGCAACACTCTGACAACATTCATTGACCGGGTAAGAATGTCGAAACCAAGACGCAGGGTGGCCAGCTTCCCGTAAAGCACCCCAATAACCAGTGACAACGAGCCAATCGTTGCAGTCATTGCCAGCAACGCACCGCCTGCTATCAGTAGCTGGCGCGTCAGTACCGGATGGGCCTGCGCCAGCGAGGTGATTTTTTCAAGTACCCGCGTGAGCCACTGCGTGACAGAACGCAGCGGACCGTCAACCAGATCACTGATGCGAATACGAAGACCTTCCCATGCGCTGTCGAGATTTTTCAGGTCACCATCAAGATTATCGGCCATTACTTTTGCAACGCGATCGGCCTCTCCCCTTGCCCCCTGCAATTCTCTGGTCAGTTTTTGCAGCTCTCCTGAACCAGCCGCTGCAACAAGCGTCTGTAAACCAACAAACGCCTCTTCTCCGGCGATGTCCTTGAAGAAGGAAACCTGGTCCACCTGTCCGTATTTTTGTGTCGCCTTATAGAGATCAAGCAGCACATCCTCCATCGGGCGCATTTTGCCTCTGGCGTCAGCAACTGACACCCCCAGCTCTTTCAGCGCATCAGCCGCAGCTTTTGGCGGTGATGCAAGGCGGGACAGACTTGCGCGCATGGCCGTGCCAGCATCGCTTCCGCGAAGACCATTATTGGCAAGCATCCCGGCCATGGCCGCCGCTTCTTCAAGACTGATACCAAGTTTTGCGGCAACCGGACCGGTATACTTCATGGTTTCGCCCAGCGCGCGTAAATCAGTATTGGTCCGGGTGAATGCTGCTGTCAGCGTATCGCCCACCCGGTCCATCTGATCGGCTGTCAGGTTGAACTGTGTGAGGATATTGGAGCCTATATCAGCCGTCTCGCCGAGTTCGACGCCACCTGCCAGCGCCATATTAAGAACACCGGGCAATGCGGCCTGAATGGCCTGCGGAGTAAAACCAGCCATTGCCAGAAAGCTCTGCCCACTGGCGGCATCACTCGCAGTAAACTGTGTTTCAGAGCCAAGTTTTAACGCCTGCTCACGCAGCGCCTTAAACTGCGGGCTGTTTTTGTCGATTCGCGTCAGTGCCTGAACGCGGGACATCTCTTTGCCGAACCCGATCGCAGGCTGCAAAAAACGCCCGGCAGCATAGCCGCCCGCCGCTGCCGCACCAATTGCCAGCGCACCACCTGTTTTCAGTTTTCCCGCTGTTTCCTGCGCGCGCGAATACCGCTCACGCGCCTGCGTTACACGCGCAAGCGCCTGCCGTTCGCGTTCAAGCTGGTTGTTGTATTGTTCGGTGCGTCTGATGGCCTGCTGAATGGTGTTATCGCTGCCTGTCAGGGAAATGCCGTGGCGTTTCAGTTCTCCGCCAAGCTCCCGCATTTTCTGAATTTCCCGTGTGCGCGATTCATTCAGGCGTTCAAGCCGGGTGCTTAACTGCTGCATCAGCTTTTGTTGTTTTTCGCTGAGCACTGTACCCGTGCGTTGTAACTGATTAAGGGCGTTAAGCTGGCGTCGTGCTTTCACGATGCCCGCATCCGCTTTACTGACAGCGTCACGGGCGCGCTCAAATGAACGCGCCTGACGCTCGAGATTTTTGATCGCCCCCTGCGTTCGCTGGATGGAGTCACCAAACTGCCCCATCAGGCGGCGGGCGTTTTCGGCAGGCCGGGTCAGCCTGTCAACGGCGCTGAAAGCGACCCGGATATCAAGAGTCTTCATTGTCTGCATTCCCGCTGCGAAGTGCCGCCCGCTCACGCCAGCTAACCACTTCGCCGGGCGTCATCATGAAGATTTCGGCGGGCGACCAGTTAAAAATGGCGGCGATATCTGCCACCAGATCTTCGATGTGCTCAAAGCACACCAGGGTGATTACGCTGCCGTCTCCTGCACGCTCTTCGCGCCAGAGTCTGGCTCGCTCATAAAATTTACAGCCACAGCGCACAACTGAATAAAATCGCGTGACGACATTTTTTTAATCATCACTTCATCCAGTCGTGGCGAGGTCACGCGAGGCAACAGCGTGAACATGGTATCCGCTTTCAGATTCAGCACATCAGAAAGCGACAGACCACGCAGGGAGCCAGCCTGCTCAATAGCTCCGGTGATCTCCACATATGTGATTTTTTCGCCACCACGCTCAATTGGTCGGGTCAGTTTTACGCCACGTTCGACAGCCATATCCTCACCTGCCGTCACATCATCCGCCACGGTGTTATTCCGGGTTTCAGTATCGATGTCTTTCATCAGTTGTCTCCTTTTCAGTCAGAGGCGACGCACTGCGCCGCCTGCATATTACTTATCAGCCAAGCCCAAGCGCGGAACGGATGCGATCGGGCACAATGTCCTTGCCATCCTTCCGGTAAATGAAGTTCAGCAAATCAATCTCCCACAACGGACGATCGTTAACGCTCAGCTTGTAGTAGGTGTTTTTAATGGCGTAAGTGTGTGATGTGGCTTCGCCCTGCTTGGCTTCCCCCATATCAATTTCCGTCACACGCCCGCGCATCTCGACTTCATACAGGTCGCTTTCATCATCGGTGTAGTATTCACCCGCAAAACGCAGCAGCGTGCCGTCAATCGTGCCGCCATACTTAAGGAACAGCTCACGAACTGCGCCCCCCATGACAAAGCTCGCATCAAGCGCGGAGTCGTCCAGACCGAGATCAATACTTACCGCACCCATCATGCCACCACCCCGGTAGCTGTCGGTTTTGCGCGTCAGCTTAGGCAGAGTGACGGACGTCACCTTACCCACTTCGTTTTCACCATCCACAAACAGCGTAAAAAAGCGAAGATGTTTTGGCACAGCCATCAGGCACCTCCCAGCACCGCAAATGCGGGTTCAAAGTATTCATCAGTAAACGTCTGGTAAAGCTCCATGTCTTCCAGTGGCGGAACGGGCGTATATTTGTAGCGAATACGCACACGTCCCTGACGTAAATCCGTGGTGCTGTTATCCACCACGTCATACCAGCACTCCGCGCCAATCAGTTTCCCGGCAGTCACCAGTGAATCCAGTTTTGCCCTGATGGCACTGATAACATCCTTCACATTCGCAGGCGTCAGTGGACTGTCGATGGTTTCAAACTGCGCTTCCGCAATTGAATCAGCCAGCACCTGTGCGGTTCGGGTATACACCTCAAAGATGTAGGCGTTCGTTTCCGGTGTGCGGTTGCCCCAGAAGCGGAACCCGTTGCGACGAATAATGGTCGTGATTTCTTTGTTGTTGAGGCTGTTGGCATCGCTGTCTTCGGCCTGCAACGACCAGAACACATGCCTCGACATCCCCAGCACATTTTTAACCGGAACGTTGGACAGTGATTTGTGCCATCCCTGTTCATGGTCAATGTACGCACGAAGGCCGCACGCATAGGCAGGCGCGGGGAACGTTTCGTTTTTGCCACTTTTCGGGTTGTAGGCGATGAAGTCCGGCCATAAGAGCATCACCTCACGTTCGTTGAATTTCTGGCGGTAGGTAATCGCCTCAGCCATCGTGTTACAGCCGTGACATGAGGCATACACAAACGCGCGCAGTTTACCTGCAATCACGCACAGGGATTTTGTTACAGCCTCCGTGTCCAGCTCCGGCGCAGCCAGAATACGCGGACGGTATCCGATGCTTTCATCCTGCTCTGCAACAAGCAGCGCATACATCCCCGTATAGCTGCCGTCATCCTCAGAACCACCGATAACCAGTTGATCCTGCGTCTTTCCGTCTTCTTCTTTGTGTTCAGCCACGCGAACGACGATCACCTTTGTGCTCACCTGGTCTGCGATGGCCTTAAGCGCACGATAAAGCGTCCCCGTTGTTCCGCATTTTCCCAGCACGTCATTGACGCGGGTCAGCAGTGTGGGCTTGTTCAGCGGGAACAGCTTCGCGTCCGCATCATCCGCCGTTGCCACGATACCGATAACGCTGGAATCAACATCGTTAATCGCTGTTACCAGGTCGGTATTTTCCGTAACACGGGCACCATGAAAACGAGTTTCACTCATAGCTTCAGCCCCTTGTATCCGTTAAATGATTCGGCAACAATCATCACCCACCACGCGCGTAATCTCACCCCTGCGCTATTCTCCCGCCACGGCGACAACAAAAAGCAGTAACCCCCTCCGCACGCACATGCGACCATGCCGCACAGGGAGGGAACAGATGACCGACACCACCATGCAATTGCTCAGTCAGGGCACAGACCCCGTGAAAATGCCGGATTTTGATATTCTCGCCGAGGGTAAAACGCTGTCCGGCGTGGCAGAACGCCTGATGAGCCTGTCACTGACCGACAACCGGGGATTTGAGGCGGACCAGCTCACCATCACGCTGGATGATGCCGATGGCCAGTTGCAGCTACCGCCACGGGGCGCGCGCCTGACGGTTCTCATTGGCTGGAAAGGGGAACCGCTGACAGAAAAAGGCACTTACATTGTTGATGAAATCGCTCACGAAGGACCGCCGGACAGGCTGACTGTTTCAGCCAGAAGCGCAGATTTTCGGGATGAATTTAATGTTAAACGTGAGGCGTCCTGGCATGATGTGACCGTTGAACGTGTGGTATCCGCCATCGCTCATCGGTACGGCCTGAAACCGCAAATCAGCGAAATGCTGATGGACATCGAAATCGACCACGCCGACCAGACTGAAGAAAGCGACATGTCCTTCCTTACGCGCATGGCGGAAATGCTGGGCGCAATCACCACGGTAAAAAGCGGTAATCTGTTATTCATCATGCCCGGTGGTGGCGTGAACGCACAGGGCGAGCCGTTGCCATCGTTTGCCATCACACGCAGCAGCGGCGATCGCCATCAGTTCCGCATTGCTGACCGCGAGGCGTATACGGGTGTACGCGCCTACTGGCTTGATCTTAATTACGGGAAAAAGAAAAAAGTCAGCGTGAAACACCGCAAACCGCCAAAACCCAAAAAGGAGAAAAGCAGCAGCCGTGAAGGTGATTATATGGAAGGCGCGGAAGGCAATGTGTTTGTGTTACGCAAGACTTATCAGAACGAGCAGGCAGCAAGACGCGCAGCGGCGGCAAAGTGGCAGCAGCTACAACGCGGAGCCGCATCATTCTCCATCACGCTGGCGCGTGGGCGTGCAGAGCTCTACCCCGAAATGCATGGCACGGTAACAGGATTCAAAAGCGACATTGATAAACAGAACTGGATTATAGCCAAGGCGGAACACACCATCGATGGAAGCGCGTTTACCACGCAGCTTGAGCTTGAAGCAAAAATCCCGGAATGGATAGCAGAAACAGAGTGAGCAACTTGGATGCATTAGCTCAGACCAAAGCTGGCACGCTTACGACGCAGAACCAAACCTAATCTGACAGTCCGCTTTGTACCAGAAGCAGACATTAATAACATTATTTGCAATAACCAATTGATATTGTTTTTATTGCGTGTTATTAAAGCATATCCACTTGTGGTCATTACCAACTACTCGTCTATTTTTATTTGTGAACAAAATCAGATTTTAGCTAGAAACATTTTGTGAAAAAAATAGCGAAATTTTTGTAGGAAGTAAGTCAAGCAGATATAGCAGCAGATCGGAAGTTATTGGTCATGCGTTATTTACTCTAAGCAAAAAAACTTAGTACAGGAAAAAAATAAATGGCAAGTAAAGCTAACCTTGTTAATTTGGATGCGATGATTTCAAGAGAGGATTTCTCTGCTCAATCCGATAATGATTTATCTTTCGAATCTATACAAAATATAGCTATGAGAGATATCGGAATGTTGTCTGGCCTACTCAGAAAACCAGATTTTCAGAGAGAAACAAATCACTGGACTCCAGAGCAAGTAGTTTCATTACTAAAGAGTTTTGTCACAGGTGATTTAATACCATCCGTGATTTTATGGAAGAGTTCTTTTGTGTTTGTTATAGACGGTGGTCATAGACTTAGTGTTTTAAGAGCATGGAAAGAAAATGACTATGGTGATGGCACTATATCGCAAAAATTCTTTGGAAATAGTATTTCCGGAGAGCAAAGAAAGATCGCACAAAAAACAAGAGAATTGGTTGACTCCACAGTTGGTAAATGGTCTGAGATAGAAAGAAAAATGCAGGATTCTAATAATGACCATGATGAGAGTAGAAGGCTTACAAATATTTACGTAAGGGCTTTGCAAGTCCAGTGGGTTAAAGGTGATTCCGATAAGGCAGAAACGTCTTTTTTCAATATAAATAAAAAAGGTACTCCTTTAGATGAGGTTGAGGAAACTTTACTTAGGCATAGGAAGAAACCTATATCTATCGCTGCGAGAGCAATAATACGAGCAGGAAAAGGACATAGATACTGGTCCTCTTTCCCTGAGGATAAGACTAAAAAGATAGAAGAGCTTTCCTCAAATATAAACTCCTCTCTTTTCGATCCAGACGTTAAATCTCAAATTAAAACACTCGATCTACCCCTGGGTGGCTCACGCGGTGTGAGGTTAGCTCTTGATATCTTAATAGATCTTATGTCTATTTCCGTGTCCCAGAGCGAAAATTATCAAAAAGAATTGCTTAATCAAATCGAAGATTCAGATGGAAGCGAAACTGTTGTTGTTCTGGAAAAAACCGCAAAATTACTAAATTGGATTACTGGAAATGACAAGGGCAGCTTAGGATTACATCCGGCCGTGTATTTTTATAGTGCATCAGGTAGACATGTGAATCCTATGTTTTTAGGGACGACTCTGTTTATAGCGAAAAAATTAAAATTTAATGATAAGAACTTCTTCAAAAAATTCACAAGTATTAGGTTTAATTTAGAGAAAACTCTAATAAACAATAAGTCTATGCTAGCATCGTTAGTGAACAGAGCAGGACATAAGAAAAGAACTGAGTATTACTCTAATTTATTTGAGTCAATGATTGATTTCCTTCTTGAGGTAAAAAAGAAAGACAAAAGCATGAGTGATTTCAGCCTTACAGAAAGTGAAATACTCCAGCTTGCTCACTTTGAAGGTAATATCCTATCTGGGACAAGTATCAGCAATGCAACTAAAATTAGTGAGGAAGCGAAGAATGCTGTATTCATTGATACTGCATTAGCTTCAGCAATTACATGTCCTATCTGCCAGGGATATTTAGATCCTTCAAAATCTGTCTCATATGATCACATCAAAAGAGTTGCAGATGGTGGTAAAGGTTCGGCAAAAAATACTCAGTTAACTCACCCGTATTGCAATATGTCTGTCAAAAATTAGCAATGAGTTAACAATTTTATATCAGATAACAGCCTTCTATGATTGAAGGCTTTTCGTATGATGCTTTCTTCAATAGAAATGTTGAGTATGATGGAAGATCTCTAATAGTGAATGGTTCGGTTAGGCCAGATACCTACCACTCTACACAAAACTTTGTGTCCGATCCTCGCTCACAGCAGTCGCTCCCAAGGGTTTCAGTTGGAGTCTGAGCTAGTACAACTTAGAATAGCGGCAGCACCACGTTAAGGGAGGTCGCTATGTTCCGTTGTCCGCTTTGTGGCGCATCTGCCCGTATCCGCACCAGTCGTCCGGAAAATGATTCAAACACCGTGCGGCAAAAGTATTACCAGTGTAACAATCTGGAATGCGGCGTATGCTTCTCAACACTGGAAGCTTTCCATAAATTCACATCAAAACACGCCTCCGGCGTTCACTCTTCAGAAGGTATCCCGTGGCATGAGCTGCCAGCTTCACACAGGGGAAACAATCAGATGAGCTTGCCTTTACCTCAGAATTAACAGGCAGAATTGCCGGAGCAACAAAAAAGCGATAGATTACGCGCGGGTGCCTTTCGGCTGATGGTCGGAGGGAATACCCGAAGGTCAGATGTGGAAAGGCCCCGGAAAACACTTTTGTTTAACCGAGGCCCTAACCGTCTACCCTAAGCAAGTGATAGGTTAGCGCCTCCCCGAAAAAGGAGCAAGCGCTATGTCGCAAAAATCGCTTACGGCCATCACGTTCTGCGTGACGGCAATCCTCATCATCTGGATGCTGCACGGTTCGCTGTGCGAAATACGGATGAGCTTCTGGGGAGCGGAGTTTGCGGCGTTCTTACAGTGTAAGCAGTAA